TAATCTTACAAGAGTATTGTCACTATGTGATGCAGCCTCCGTGCCACTTGCACCTCTTGTTGATGGTCCACCACCCGTGCCTAATGTGTTTGTAGATATTGTTCCTACTGTAATTAATTCCTCTTCAATTAAAATAAGATCACCCGCAGTTATGCCCGTAGCACTATCTACATCAATTGCAGTCTCACTATCATCTAGTGCTTCGTTAAGTTGAGTTGCCAAAGCACCACTTGTTGTACCACTCCATTGACCTGCACTCCAACCTGTGCCTCCAACAGTAGTATCAAGACCTGTATTTATTTGATAAGCTCCTACGACACTACTACCACCATTTCCCGTGTCTGAACTGTTAGCAGTTACACTAACTGTTATTGTATAAGAATTAGAACTTACAACACTTGTAATTTGATGTTCAGCATTGAGTATTGAAGCAGTAACCAAACCACCAAGAGAGGCAGCACCAGAAAAAGTTACAAAATCATTTTCATTCGCACCATGAGCCGCATCTGTAACTGTCACAGTTGAAGAGCCATCGGATGCAGAAAATGTTACATCTCCAGAGCCAGTCGTCACTCTAAGAGGAGTGATGTCATTAAATGTTGTGCCTTCCTCAATGTAATATTTAAGATGTGTTCCTACACCTAAAAAGTCAGAGCCATCAAGAGCAACCCAGTTGTGTAATCTTCTTGCTTTACCTAAATATGTGTTCGTTGTAAATTTTTCCCATCCGCCCATTTTTTCTGGAAATCCAAATCTGAATCTTATCTTATCTCCGTTTACAAAACCACCCTCATTACTTAACGTTGTAATATCTCCAATGATTCCTGGTTTAAATTTTAAAGTTGTTAAAGGCATTATGCACTTCCTCCTAATCTTGTACCATTAGCCGTGAATGTAGTCGTGCTTGTGCCATCTAAAAACTTACCTGCCGCACCACCAGACCCAGGTGCTCCAAAAAAACCACCACCAGATCCATTTGTGCCTGCTTCTCCCAAATCACCTCCTGCACCACCACCAGGTGCTCCACCAGATCCAGACCCTGAACCACCATTTGTAGCCGTTCCATCAGCACCTGTGCCACCGCCCGTTCCATTACCTTGACCGCCCACGCCAACTACAGTGCCTGCACCGCCACCGCCGCCACCACCACCGACAGTATCAGCGACATCTCCTGCACCGCCACCGCCGCCACCACCAGCAAGTGTTCCATTAGTGTTGTCAATAATTGTTGTCATCGTTGTTTGTAAAGCAGTGCCACCATCACCACCCGTTTTGTTAGAATTACCATCTGCATTTGTACTACGTCCATTATTACCATCATTATTTAAACCTCCACGACCACCTGCCCCTCTTATTGTTCCATTATTAATTATAGTTAGAAGAGAGCCTGTAGTAGCGAAACCGATTGAGCCAGTTATAAAAGAGGCAGTAGACGAAGAAGAAGAACCAATAACCACATCTGCATCTATAGTCACAAATATAGATACTAGTTCACTACCATTATAGTTAAAATTACTTTGTATATGATTTAATAAATTAAAATTATTTGTGTTTGAAGATATTGTAAAACTTATAATTAAAGTTCCACCACTTCCGAAGCCTAAAACATTATAACCAAACCCCGTCATTAGCTATCATTCGCAGCATCTGTTGTAAAAAATAATTTAATACCAAGTAATCGTGCATCACCCGTTTGATCGTCTGCCGATACATCTCTCATAATTTGGAAAAATACAAACTCATCTGTAGAAGGTGAACCCGCAACAGTAACTGATCCACTCTCAGCCGTTACATTTATATCATTAGATGTTCCACTATGTGCTTTTGCAGTTGCAACTACATTTGTTCCAAAAGCCGTGTTACACGAATCATTATCCGCTATCGCTACACCTGATAGTCCCCAAGCCACTGTGCCCGTGTTTGTTCCCGTTACTGTAAAAAAAACTTGAAAAGTTAATGTGCCTTCATTCCAAGACTTTGGAAAAGCAACAGTAAACTGTGCATTTTCGTCAGAACTAGGATCAAAATCCAAGACTTTAATTTCTGGGCCGTTGGATAATTCTACCTGCGTAAGACTTGAACATCCGTTTGTTGTGTTAGGATACATGGCAGAGGCTGGTACATAGATTGTTTCTTTACCTGCAACCTTTACGGCAGATCCACCCGCCTGCACAACACCCGTGCCGTTTGGTGCGATATTAATATTACCGTTTGCACCATCTGCTATTGTAATTGTACCTGAATCTGTACCAGAGTTTGTATTTAATATTAAGTCACCCGTACCGTTTGTTGTGATCGTGGCATTGGCATTGTTGTCTCCAACTTGCACCGTGTCTGCTTGAAGTGTTACATCACCCGTGCCATTTGGCACAATATCTATGTTTGCATTTGATGTTGAAACAATATCGTTTCCATTTACATCGAGGTCTCCACCTAAACTTGGTGAAGAATCGTTGACAAGTTCCACAGATTGTTTTGTAACAGCTGCACCAGAACCTGCACCATCTGCAAATACCCATGCTATTTCACCGTTTAATATCGTAGCATTACCTCCAGAACCTTGAGACAATATAACTGAATAAGGTCCAGAACTTCCAGAGTCAGTTGTAGAATTTTGGACAAGATAAACTTTATCTTGATCGTTAGGTGATATAGTGACTGTATTATTTGCACCCAAAGCACCAGTAAATACTAAAACTCTAAATCCACCATCTGTTAAATTACCATCTGTTGTTGTTAAGGTATGAGTTGTTCCTGATAAGGATATGGCACCAACACCATTGATAGCTCTGTCAATGATGTC